CATTCCTCCCAATTTAAAAAGGAACGTGAAAAAATAATGGGTAGTTTGGTTAGTGCTTATGTTCAAAAGCATGGTATTTGGGGGCATTCAGATGATGAAAATAAGGAAGAAGCTAAAAAGCCTATAGACTTCGAAAAGATTAAAACAATACTAGCTATTGCAGGCACAATGGAAGATATTACATATCATAAACAAATAGAATAGTTCAATTATAAATAATGCACGATATGACACATTGGAAAACTCAATTCAATTATGACTATCTAGGCGCTTACAGCCTACCGGACGGAAAAGATATAGTTCTCACCATCCGTGAAACGAAAAGAGAACAGGTAGTCGGTGCGTCTGGAAAGAAAGAAGAATGCTTCGTCGCTTACTTCTTCGAGAATGTAAAACCGATGATCCTCAACCGGACGAACTGCAAAACTATGACGAAGATTTTCAAAACACCGAATTTCGAGGAATGGATAAACAAGCAAATTCAGATAGGCGCGGTAATGGTGGACGCTTTCGGCGAAAAAGTTGATTCGCTCCGTATTCGTCCATTCATCCCGAAAGTTGAAAACTCATTGCCTACGGTTGAAACTGGATCGGTGATCTGGAAAAACATTCTAGACGCATTGGCGGGCGGCTATACAGTTGCGCAAGTCCAAATGAAATACAAACTAACAAAAGAACAAATCAAAGAATTAATAGCACATGAAATCAAGTGAGCAAAAAGAGATCGAATGGAAGGAAAGGAGACGAGGCAAAATAACTGCCTCTACGCTTCCCGATTTGATGAAAGCGGGCAAAGGTTGTCCGTTTGGTAAGGGTGCGTTTGATGCGATGTATTTAGTACGATACGAACGCAGGACCGGAACGATGCGAGAAAACGGAAGTAACAAGGCGTTTGATTGGGGACATGAAAACGAACCGCTAGCGGTCGAGTGGGTGAGGACCCAACTAATGAATGAAATCAAATCGTGTACAACCGATTTTAAAGACATTGTTTTCAATGAACCGTTTGAAGGTTTCGGCGATTCTCCCGATTTCTATGTGTATGGATTTGACGGGAAAGTTATCGCTCTAGGCGAAATCAAATGCCCGATGTCACAGGGTAAAATCGAATCTCTGCAATTCGGGAATACCATTGACGAAAAAGATGAATACTATTGGCAGTTCCTCGGTCATTTCCTCGGTCGCCCGGATGTAGACAAACTGTATTACGTCATTTATGACGGCTACGTGAACGACGGTCGGATACTTGAAATGAATCGCGCTGATCATGTAGACAATATAAAGAAACTCTATGATCGTGTCCGATTAGCCAGTGAAATGATAGACGAATCTATTCGTTCCGGTCTGGATTTACTTGATTGTGTCGATAAGGCAAAATCGGTCCTAGAATTAAAGATACAGATCGAAGCGTTAAAGCCGGATGCGAAAAACAGCGTACCGATCAAAAATCAGATTTATAAGCTACGGAAAGAAATACGCAAACTGACAAAGAAATAACCGTCACAACACTAACACAACACGATTAATCACATTTTTTATAAACGCTTTAATAAACACGAAATTATGAGTAGCAAAAACAAAAAAAGAGAAATTTTAGATCACATTCCTTTTTTCTATCCTTGTTATATGAGTAGAATTTATGATATACTAAAAAGCTACGGATGCAAATTGACATATAATGAAATTTATGATCTTGTTGAAGAACATCTATATAAAATTGGGGATAAATATATGAGGGTCATAGATTACCATCTATTTAAAGAATCTGATTCTTTAACTAAGGTTGATATACTTAATGGGCGCATAACATGCAAATCTGCATCGGTAAGCACACCGGAGCAAAAGGTTATAGACAAAATAAAATTCGCAGAGAAATATAATATCCCTTATGAGGGTTTAATCGAACTAATTAAAGAAATGAATTTATGATGCACAATTGGTTTTTAACAAAAATCCGTTACGAGAAAGTAATGGAAAACGGAATGCAAAAGAAAGTAACTGAACCGTATTTAGTCGATGCGCTGAGTTTTACCGAGGCAGAAGCGCGAATAATCGAAGAAGTAACTCCGTTTATCTCCGGTGAGTTCACCGTGTCCGACATTTCCCGCGCACATTATAGCGAGATATTTACGAGCGAAGAAGATTCTGCCGATAAATGGTATGCCGGACGACTCGCTTTTATTACGGTGGACGAAGTAAGTGGCAAAGAAAAGCGGACTTATACGAATGTTTTGGTACAAGCCGCAGACATTCACGACGCAATGAAGAAACTCGACGAAGGTATGAAAGGAACGATGGCGGATTACTCTTCTATTTCGTTGAAAGAAACGGCGATTGTAGATGTTTATCCGTATCATTCAGAAGAAAAGAACGAATTAAAACACAACACAAGCAAGTAACAGCGCGCCGGGTGAAAGTCCCGGCAAATCGGATAAGTGGCGGAATTGGTAAACGCTCCACCCTAGTGCGTGGAATTGGTTCCGATCGTGACGGACGTTCGCAAGCGGTCTGCGACAAATCTCGGTTCAAATCCGAGCTTATCCACATTCACAAACCAAAATAAAGACATGGCAAAGTATAACAATGTAAAGATAGAGGGATACGACTCTAAAAAGGAGTATCGGCGCGCTAAGGAGTTGAAACTACTCG